AACAACCCGCACAAAAACCATCTACTCCTACAGGGTCAGGGTTTCCTGCCCGCATGAGTGGTAGTATGGCTGGTAGTACATCCTCTATGGGACAAAGTACAATTGGAAATTTACCTAAATTTGATGCACCTAAATCTAAATTACCTTCCTCAACAACACCTACAACCCCCAAAAAGAATGTTATGCAGGCAGATCGTCCTGGATTTGATAGCAAAGGAATTTCTCTCCCAGATAAACCTATTGATACTGCATCATCTGTTATGAACAATGCTAAGAAAAAACGGGCGAAAAAGAGTCAACTTTCATCAATGAAAGAATCGGCAGCTGCCCCTTGCGATAGACCCTCCCGTTTGTATCAATATAAAGTAACTGTACCTGAGATGGGGACTACTATCATATATGGATCTTCTCCTAATGATTTGATGGTAAAATTTAGAATGTTATTTAATCCTCGTTTTATTAGACAGATTAAAATCGAAAGAGTTTCTCCCTTTGAAGCGGGTGAATTGTTTTATGATAAAAGATTAAAGCATATCAGAAACATAAAACCTAATTGATATCAATTATGGAACAGAATCAAAATTTAAATACTGCTATAATTGAAAGACTTGAAAGAGTTGTAGATACATTGCAGGATAACTCCATTCAAATGGGGAAACTTCTTGCTGTCCATAATGAGAAGTTAGATAAACAAGATAAGACTGATGCCATTCTCTTTGAAAAGATGGATAGATTATCGGCAGATCTTAAAAGAGAAACTAATGCTATTAAGAAAGGATGTGAAAGAGATATTCGTTTGATTGACGATAGACTCAGAGTATTGGAAAGAAAAATGTGGAGCATTGCAGGAGCACTAGCAGTGATCAGTGTACTGATTTCTCCTGTCGGTCAAGCAATTCTCTCAAACCTGTTGACGCCTAACCAAAATAGTAGTATGATAGATGGACCAGCGTTCCATCGATTTGTCTGAATTTGTTGATGCTTATTATGTAAGTCTTTTGTCTGGCAGACTGGATAAATTTGTTCGTAAGAAAGCAGATTTGTATAACTTCCGATGTCCTTACTGTGGCGATTCACAGAAGCATAAGAACAAGGCACGGGGGTATTTTTTTCGTCTGAAACAGGACATGGTATTCAAGTGCCATAACTGTGGTGTGGGAAGAACATTGCCAAACTTCTTAAAAGATAATGCGCCAGACCTCCATGATGAGTACATTATGGAACGATATAAATCCGGCACTACAGGCAAAGGATCATATGTTCCGAAACCAAAATTTGAAAAACCTGTATTTAAAAAGAAAGAGGATCTTCTTTCGATTGCAGAACTAAATAAAGGGCACCCAGCAAGAGAATATATTGAGCATAGACAAATTCCGGAAAAATATTTTTCAGAAATATTCTTCGCAGATCGATTCTATGATTGGGTTAACAAAACAAAATCACAGTTTGGAGAAATCGTTTCTGACCAACCTAGAATCGTTATCCCGTTCATCGATAGAGAAGGCACTTGGTTCGGATTTCAAGGAAGATCCCTCGATCCAGGAGACAAACTCAGATACATAACTATCATGTTGGATGAGTCTCGTGTAAAAGTATATGGTTTGAATAGAGCAAATCTTGATAAGACCATATACATTACTGAGGGTCCATTTGATAGTTTATTCATAGACAATGCGATTGCTATGGCAGGAGCAGATGTTGATTGGACTTTGATTCAAAATCACAATGCGGTATTTGTTTATGATAATGAAAAAAGGAATGCCGAAATCGTAAAGAGAATGGCAAAAGTGATCGATAAAGGATATGAGGTTGTGATCTGGCCAGATAGTCTTAAGGAGAAAGATCTTAATGACATGATATTGGCTGGACATGACGTTCAATCTCTGGTAGAATTTAACACCTATTCAGGTTTAGAAGCACACATTAAACTCAGCGAATGGAAAAAGGTATGAAAGAAATTCATGTAATCAAGCGTGACGGGGAGAGAACCCCACTTAACCTAGACAAGGTTCATGTAATGGTTGAGCACGCTTGTAGAGGTCTTGCAGGAGTGTCTGAGAGTCAGGTAGAAATGAACTCAAACCTCCAATTTTTTGATGGCATTAAGACCTCTGATATTCAGGAGATCTTGATTCGTTCTGCTAATGATCTTATTTCATTGGATGCTCCTAACTATCAATTCGTAGCAGCACGTCTGCTTTTGTTTAGTCTTAGGAAGGCAGTATATAATGGACATCCTGATGGACATCCCCCTCTACTTGAGCATGTTAACAAGTGTATTAGTAGAAAAGTCTACGATAGTAGCATTCTATCAAAATATACCGAAGAAGATTGGAATAAAATGAATAGTTTCATGGACCATGACCGAGATTATTTGTTTACATATGCTGGCATTCGTCAGGTTGCAGATAAATATCTGGTACAGGATAGGAGCAGTGGCGAGATCTACGAGACGCCACAGTTCATGTATATGATGGTCGCTGCAACCCTGTTCCAAGATGATGATAAATTTTATCGACTGGAATATGTCAAAAAATACTACGACGCAATCAGCAAGCACCGAATCAACATTCCCACACCTATCATGGCAGGGGTGCGAACTCCACTTCGACAATTTGCGAGCTGTGTTCTTGTTGATGTTGATGACACCCTCGATAGCATCTTTAGCAGTGACATGGCTATTGGTCATTATGTTGCTCAACGCGCAGGAATCGGTATCAACGCAGGTCGAATCAGGGGCATCAACGCTAAGATCAGAGGTGGAGAGGTACAACACACAGGTGTTATCCCCTTCCTTAAAAAGTTTGAAGCAACTGTCAGATGTTGCACTCAAAACGGCATCAGAGGTGGCTCAGCTACAGTTCACTTTCCTATCTGGCACCAAGAGATAGAAGACATTATTGTCCTTAAGAATAATAAAGGAACAGAAGACAATCGTGTTCGTAAACTAGACTACAGTATTCAGTTCAGTAAACTCTTCTATGAACGATTCATCTCCAACGGTATCATCTCCCTCTTCAGCCCTCACGATGTGCCAGGTCTGTATGATGCTTTTGGTACTGATTCATTTGATAGTCTCTATGTGGACTATGAATCAGATCTCTCTATTCCAAGAAAGACTATCGGTGCTCAAGAACTCATTCTCGGTCTCCTGAAGGAGAGAGCAGAGACTGGTCGTTTGTATATTATGAACATCGATCATTGCAACTCACACTCTTCCTTCAAGGACAAGGTGAACATGAGTAATCTTTGTCAGGAGATTACTTTGCCTACTGATCCTATTGGACACATTGATGGTCAGGGCGAGATTGCTTTGTGTATTCTCTCCGCTATTAATGTTGGTAAACTGAAGAATCTGGATGAACTAGATGAACTCTGTGAACTTGCAGTGCGTGGTCTGGATGCTTTGATTGATTATCAGCAGTATCCTGTAAAGGCAGCAGAACAGAGCACTATCAATCGTCGTTCTTTGGGTATTGGTTACATTGGTTTGGCACATTACCTTGCTAAGAATGGTGCAAACTATGACTCTCAGAAGGCACATAACCTTGTTCATAAACTCACTGAGAGGTTCCAGTATGCTTTGTTGACTGCATCAAATCGTATGGCAATGGAGAAGGGTCCTTGCGGTTATTTTGGTAAAACAAAATACGCAGATGGAATTCTTCCTATCGATACATATAAGAAGGATGTTGATGAGATTGTACCAAATGATCTTTCTTGCGATTGGGAATTTCTTAGAGGTAGGATCCAAGAGTATGGTCTTAGGAACTCAACACTGTCCGCACAGATGCCTTCGGAGAGCAGTTCCGTTGTGTCAAACGCAACCAATGGAATCGAACCTCCTAGAGCATACTTGTCCATTAAGAAGTCCAAAAAAGGACCTCTTAAGCAGATTGTTCCCCAGTACACTACCCTGAAGAACAACTACACTCTGCTATGGGATATGCACAACAATGATGGATACATCAAAGTAACTGCAGTAATGCAAAAGTTTTTCGATCAGGCAATTAGTGGTAACTGGAGTTACAATCCAGAGAACTATACTGACAATGAAGTTCCTGTATCTGAAATGGCGAAAGATCTTCTAACAACTTACAAGTATGGTTGGAAGACATCATATTATCAAAATACATATGATGCTAAGAAAGATGGTGAAGATGATCAATCAAATAAATCTAGTGAATTAGATCAACTCATAGACCAATTATCACAAGCGGAGGAAGAAGATTGTGAGTCCTGTAAAATCTGAAGTAGAAGGAATGACCGTATTTAACAAGAACAAAGTTGACACAAAGAAACAACCCATGTTTTTTGGGCAACCTCTGGGAGTCCAGAGGTATGATGAATATAAGTATCCTGTGTTTGACAGATTAACTCAGCAACAACTGGGTTATTTCTGGAGACCAGAAGAAGTTTCTCTACAAAAGGATCGCAGTGATTACCAAACACTTACGCCAGAACAGAAGCACATTTTTACCAGCAATCTTAAGTACCAGATCATGCTGGATTCTGTACAAGGCAGGGGTCCTGGGATGGCTTTTAGCCCTTATTGCAGCCTACCCGAACTTGAGGCATGTATGAATGTGTGGCAGTTTATGGAGATGATCCATAGTCGCTCTTATACTTACATCATTAAAAATGTATACTCTAATCCTGGTGATGTCTTTGACACTATCCTGGATGATGAAAATGTAATGGAACGTGCTGCTTCGGTAACCGAATCGTATGATGACTTTATTAAAGAAGCACATACATATGACAATGGCACTATGTGGCAACTGGCAAGAGAAGGTCATACTTCAGGTCAATGGGAGCGTCGTGAGTTGAAACGTAAACTTTACAGGGCAGTAGCAAATGTCAACATCCTCGAAGGAATCCGTTTCTATGTGTCGTTTGCGTGCTCGTTTGCTTTTGGCGAGAATAAACTTATGGAGGGCTCAGCTAAGATACTCTCTCTTATTGCTAGAGATGAAAGTCAACATCTGGTTATCACGCAGAATATTCTCAACAAGTGGAGAAGCGGAGACGATCCAGAAATGGCAATCATTGCAAAGGAAGAAGAAGGAACAGTAAAAGAAATGTTTGAGCGCACTGTCAACGAAGAAAAAGCGTGGGCAGATTATTTGTTTAAGAATGGTTCTATGATTGGTCTTAATGATCGTCTTCTTATGAACTATGTTGAATGGATTGCCAATCGTCGTATGAAAGCGATTGGTATCAAACCAATTTATGATCAACCGTTGAGGAATAATCCTTTGCCTTGGACAGAGCACTGGTTAAATAGTAGGGGTCAGCAGAATGCTCCCCAAGAAACTGAAATTGAATCTTATGTAGTTGGAGGTATTAAGCAAGATGTCAAATCAGACTCCTTCGCAGGGTTCTCCTTATGAGCAGGAACCGCCAGACAAATATGATGAAGCATTTAATGATCTTCTAAGTCAACTGGGAGAAATTGGTGTTGGTGTCAACTCCTTCCCGGTCTCAGATTGGGAAGATGTTGATGAAGAAAATATCACATACGAAGATATTAATGAATTGTATTCTCAATCTGCAGAGGATGTTGATGATGAGGTTTCCCAATGGAACGAAATATTAGACATTGCTAATGATCCTGATCCCGGTCCTTCTATGTCTGATATGCTTTGGGAAGCGGAAAGAAAAAAGTCTCAATATCCTATGGGTAAAGGGTTTAGGATGAAGATGACTGACACTGATGAATGGTTAAAGAAAAATAAAAGAGTATCGGAGTGAACTACCTATGTTAGGAATCTATGATATAAATATAAGTGTAACGCAAGTTACATCTACGTTCATCCCGAAAGGGACGCAAGTAGGTCGTAGGAACGGAGCGTTCATCCCATGTTAGAATTTCTTCTTTATACATCACTTAGTTGTCAACAAGCCGATGCAATTATGTTTCGGATGAAAACAAATGAGAATATTCCTCCTGAAATGAAGGTGGAATTGATTGAGGTCATGAAGGAATCAACCCCTGATTGCTATCCATGGGACGCAAACGACTGAAGGAACGGGGACTAAACACCCTCTACTTTCAGGAGTAAACAAATGAACACACTCACTATCATCAAAAATCGAATCGAGAAAGCAGCACGTCTGCACGATGCACAAATTACTCATACCGCATATCGTGGTGTAGTATATGAGTGCAAGCAAGGTCTAGAGTCTGAGACTCATGGTAACTTCTGCTATCGCGGTCACGCCTATAATAAGTGATCATCTTGGTTTTGATCTCATAACAAAGGACCCATTAGGGTCCTTTTTTGCTATAATAAATAATGAAAAATAGCAAAGGAGAAGTCATGAAACTCTTTCTGGACTGCTCTGACCCGGAGATTATTGCTCATGCATATGAGACTGGATTAATTGATGGAGTTACAACAAATCCCAGTCTGATGCTTAAGGCGGGTGAAGACCCAAAGCACATTCTCAAGGAAATCTCATCGATTTTTCCTTGGAATGCATCAGTGTCTGCTGAAGTTGTAGGAGACACTGCGGAAGAAATGCTCGATATGGCACAAGACTATATTGAGATCGGACCAAACATCACAATTAAAGTTCCATGCACACAGGAAGGTCTCAAGGCATGTAGAGATTTGGCTGATGATGATATCGCTGTTAATGTAACACTAGTATTTGATACTGCCCAAGCAATTCTTGCATCTAAGGCAGGTGCTACATATGTATCCCCATTTGTTGGTCGTGTATTCGATCAATCGTTTGATGGTATTAGAGTTATAGAGGAGATCGCAGATGTCTTTGCAACACATAATGTCAAGACCCAAGTTCTTGCTGCTTCCGTTAGGGAAGTTTATCAGGTGTCCGCTTCATTTAGAGTGGGAGCTGATATTTGTACTTTACCTGTTGCAGTATTTTACAAGATGTACAAACACATTCTTACCGATAAAGGGTTAGAATTATTCGATAAGGACTGGAAGGACCTACAAAAATGCCTAGAAACATGATTACTAAAAACGATGTAGAGATTCGTATTTTAAAGTTGAAGCATGAACTGCATGACGGTTCCTGGAGTGCTAGAAATAATGACTGGCATGAAGGTGCCCATCAAGCATTGGATCGAGTTCTTGAATACTTACAGGAGTATCGACTATGAATAAAAACCATTTAAAAGTTCTGATTAACGATCTGGAGATTGTTCTACACGAACTCAAGGCAGAAGTTTACTCCGATACAGAATCCTACCTAGATAGTGAGATTCGACAAAGAGTACAAACTTACGATGACGACGGATGGACTGACTAATGAAAATGAAATTGAATATGAAAACCCCTGGATTTTTGAAGGACAACCTTTTTTATCTAAGGACATTGACGATCATTATGGGTTTGTCTATTGTATTACAAATAGTCTCACTGGCAAGAGATACATCGGCCGAAAATACTTTCACCAGTTACGAAAGCCTAGAACTGGAGGCAGGCGAGTTAAGTCTGAGAGCGACTGGAAAAGATACTACGGAAGTTCTGCTGAACTTACTGAAGAACGCAAGCGGCTCGGGAATCTTGCCTATAAGAGGGATATAATCAGCCTACATAAATCTAAGGGACTCACAAACTTTGAAGAGACCCGACAATTATTTCTAAACAATGTACTTACGGAGGCATTTGGCGATGGCACACCAGCGTTTTACAACTCAAACATTCTGGGTAGGTACATGCGTAAGGATTACTTCCAAAAAGACGCTTGACATGCCCTGAGCAGTCTGTTATACTTACAAGGTAGTCAAGGGAGTTCTCCATGAATCAGGAATTCAATGACATCAATGATGTTCTTTTGGACTTGTTCATCGACCAGTTGCATGATGCTGCAGAACTGGAGATGGAGGAAGACCTTACTGCCGCTTGGGTCAGTAGCTCAGCGGATAGAGCAACGCACTTCTAATGCGTTGGTCGCAGGTTCGATTCCTGCCTGACTCGTTGCCCTTTCTAGGGCAAACGGTCCATTTGAGGAAAGCATATGTCTACAGCACAAAAGTTCTCGTCTCATATTGAAGTTCTTTATGAGGCAATCGATCGACATGTAGTTCTTGACACCGAGTATCCTGTCATTTATAATCAGGTACTGAAATTCTACGAGGAGAAAGGTGTTCATTTCTATGGTGATGTAGACGAGGATTATGATATCCTCCTAACTAAACTTGAACAAGACCTATTTTATTATGAACCAATTGAAAGTTCTTCTTGAACAAACCCCTTATCGGTATGTCTCTGTTGGGGAACTCGACAACGGGTTTCCCGATTACCGAATCCAAAAGTTTGATGAGTGGACCAAGCGTTACAAAGACATGTATCTCTGTGACAATGGTATGCAAATCACTACTGCTATGGAGGACTTTGAATACACCAAATGGTTAGACCCTGCTGGTGTCCCATGTTACGTTAAAGACTGTGTTAAACCATGAATGTATACCAAAACGCTGTTGATGCTCTCAAAGAGTGCGTCAAGCAATCAATGGAAAGTGATGTCCCCTCCAACACTCAAGGAGAAATTTGGCGTCACTATCAAGGCGTGAAAACCATTGCCGAACAACTTGGAAGGCGCGACTCGGTTCAGTCCTTTCTTACTGAAGGTAAGGATCTCTATGATCCTGACTACAATATTCAAGCAGCACAACCGGTTGATCTTAACCTTGGCCTAGATAGTGGGAAGGATGTTATCACCTTCAGTTAGTCTTTGCCAATAGACAATAAACTAAATGGTTTTAAGCGCGACAGAAGTTGATACGATTCAGAGGACCCCATAAGGGGTTCTTTTTTATTGGATTCAAAATCTTAATATTTGAAAGTGCTTGACAATCGTAAAGAAAGTATATATAATATGTAAAGTTTCGTAACAAACTAATGACCGTAACAACAAATGAGTTCGGGCAACAGAATATGTTTGCCAAAGAACCGCAAATGTATGTCTCGAAGACCGACGCTGAGCGTTATGGTTATGAGACTTATGCAGAACGTGCTGAGAAACTGAATGGTCGCACAGCGATGCTCGGTTTTGTTGCAGCAGTTATTTCTTATGCTACCACTGGTAGTCTCTTTTTCTTTGGTGCCTTCGGCATCTGATCACCCTTACCTTACTTTAAAACAATGAACGAAAACGCAGAACGTATTAATGGATGGGCAGCAATGCTCGGAGTAGTAGCAGCGATGGGTTCCTATGCTATTACTGGACAACTTATTCCTGGAATCTGGTGAACGAGATGTTAATCATTTCAACATTTCTCATAGGAGGGTTTATATTTGCTGCCCTATTGAGTGAGGATGTATCAGATGATGATGATCACTTTGGTGGTGGAATGATGCAACCGTTACAAATTCCCAGTAACAATCCAACCTAAATACTTTTTTCATAAAGCAATGCCAACTGATCTTTGGGAAGATATGGAAACTTTGAATGCTCTTTATGAAGAGTTGTGTTGGGATCCGGAAAAACCTTTAGAGTTCAAAGTAGATTATGAGAATGACCAAATCATTATAAAACTCAAAAGAGACTAAATAAAACTGAATATCGTCGTCGCATGACAACGGGGTAACTGGCACAATCCAGTTGACACCCCGTTTTTTATTTGGTAGAATACTGAGGTAGTCTTATGAGAATTATGTCGATTCCAGTAATTGCAGCTGCCGTTGGTACTGTCCTCTCTGTACCATTTCTAATGGCACCACCGAAGGTAACGACACCTGACGTTACTCCTATTGCCGTAGAACCATACAAACCATCCTGGAAGTGTGAAGATTGCACTCCCGAAGAACAATATGTCCTCGAACAACTCCAAGAGCATACAAAAATTACAGATCGTAATGCCCTTGCTACAATTATGGGCAACATTAAACAGGAGAGCAAGTTTATTCCCAACATATGCGAGGGAGGGACTAGAGTTCCTTACAGTGATTGCCGTATCGGGGGCTATGGTCTTATTCAGTGGACCAGTGTAAATCGTTATGTCAATCTTGGTATATTCTGTGAGAACTTTGGATGTAGTCCTTCTAGTCTTGAAGGTCAAACTCGCTATATGATTAACGAGGATATTTTTCAGCGTTATCTTCCTGAGTTTGAAGGTCGCGGTCGTACTGTTTCTCAGTATATGGTCCCTGCTTACTACTGGTTAGGGTGGGGTATCAAAGGCAACCGTGAGATCTATGCTTGGGATTACACCAAAAAACTCACGCTCGTTTGAGCACAAATACTTAATTCTTTGATCTTGACAGGAAAACCGAACTCCTGTATACTAAATAGGTAAACAAATGTTAAGAGAGTCACGCTTTCCTAACAAACAACACCCCTCAAACCAAGACCTATAGGGTGTCTAAATCACGTCTTTAATACCTGTATCTTAGGGTGATACAGGAATAGTAAAACCATCATTTCCCTGATGATCTTACTTTTTTTCAAAATACAATGGCTTCAACTCTTTCAAGACAACAATCAACCTCTTCGTGGGAATCATTCTGCGACTGGGTTACCTCCACTAACAATCGTCTCTACGTCGGTTGGTTTGGTGTACTGATGATCCCAACTCTGTTGGCGGCAACCATCTGCTTCATCGTTGCTTTCGTAGCAGCACCCCCCGTCGATATTGACGGCATCCGTGAACCCGTCGCTGGTTCACTCATGTATGGAAACAACATCATCTCTGGTGCAGTTGTCCCATCCTCCAACGCAATTGGTCTTCACTTCTACCCCATCTGGGAAGCAGCATCTTTGGATGAATGGCTTTACAATGGTGGTCCTTTCCAACTTGTAGTCTTCCACTTCCTCATCGGCATCTATGCATATATGGGACGTGAATGGGAACTCTCATACCGTCTTGGTATGCGTCCCTGGATCTGTGTTGCCTACTCGGCACCTGTCGCTGCAGCGAGTGCAGTGTTCCTGGTCTATCCTTTCGGTCAAGGTTCATTCTCTGATGCGATGCCTCTGGGTATCTCTGGCACCTTCAACTACATGCTTGTCTTCCAAGCAGAGCACAACATTCTGATGCACCCCTTCCATATGCTCGGCGTTGCTGGCGTATTTGGCGGTTCTTTGTTCAGTGCAATGCACGGTTCTCTGGTTACTTCTTCGCTGGTTCGTGAGACCACCGAAACTGAGTCACAGAACTATGGTTACAAGTTTGGTCAAGAAGAAGAGACCTACAACATCGTTGCTGCTCACGGTTACTTCGGTCGTTTGATCTTCCAGTACGCCTCGTTCAACAACTCTCGTTCACTTCACTTCTTCCTGGCAGCATGGCCTGTCGTTGGAATCTGGTTCACTGCACTTGGTGTCAGCACCATGGCATTCAACCTCAACGGATTCAACTTCAACCAGTCCATCCTTGATGGTCAGGGTCGTGTGCTCAACACTTGGGCAGACGTTCTCAACCGCGCTGGTCTGGGTATGGAAGTTATGCATGAGCGTAACGCACACAACTTCCCACTCGATCTAGCAGCTGCTGAGTCCACTCCTGTGGCACTCACCGCACCTGTTGTCGGTTGATACTCTTTGTGGTATAATAAGAGGGACCGTGAGGTCCCTTTTCTTTTCTAAACAATTATTAAGTTTCATGTCATATTCTATTACTCTCCAAACCAGCGAAGGCGAGCAGGTCATTCAGTGTGAGGATGACCAATACATTCTTGATGCTGCTGAAGAAGCAGGAGTTGATATTAATTACTCCTGTCGTGCTGGTGCCTGCTCGACCTGTGCAGGCAAGATCGTTAGTGGTACTGTTGACCAAAGTGATCAATCATTCTTGGATGATGACCAAATCGAAGCAGGTTTCCTGCTCACCTGTGTCTCCTACCCTACATCTGACTGTGTAATCCTGACTGAACAAGAAGAATCACTTTATTAATTTACTAATGGAACCCTCTCTACTCGAAATCCTGACTTACTATGTGATTGGAGGTGCCCTTATCATCGGACCACCTGCAATCTTCCTTATCATTGCTATGATGGGTGCTATCCAAAATACAAAAGGTCGCATGGTTGGATACAAAGATCATAAAATGTATGGTGACATCTCATTCTACGAGAATGCACCCAGTGATCAAACAAAATTCTATTTGGAACTAAACAACTAAGGTAAAATTCAATGACGACAAGTACACTAAAGATACCACAAAGAGGATGGTTCGATGTTCTGGATGACTGGCTTAAACGAGATCGTTTTGTTTTTGTTGGCTGGTCTGGACTTCTTCTTTTTCCCACTGCTTATCTTGCTATTGGCGGTTGGCTTACTGGGACTGCTTTCGTCACGAGTTGGTATACTCACGGGTTGGCAAGTTCCTATCTGGAGGGTGCAAACTTTCTTACTGCGGCAGTTTCTACTCCAGCAGATTCTATGGGTCATTCTCTTCTGCTTCTCTGGGGTCCTGAGGCTCAAGGGGATTTCGTCAGGTGGTGTCAACTTGGGGGACTCTGGAATTTTGTGGCACTTCACGGAGCATTTGCCCTCATTGGTTTCATGCTTCGTCAATTCGAGTTGGCTAGGTTAATTGGAATTCGTCCGTACAATGCTATTGCGTTCTCTGGGCCTATCGCTGTTTTTGTCAGTGTGTTTCTCATCTATC